AGTGCTGCTGCCAGAGGTGGTGCTTCTCTTGCCAAGAAAGCTGCCGTTAAGGGTGCCGCTGCCGCAGGTGAGGTTGCTGGTGCTGCCAAAGGTGGTTATGAAGCAGGACGCATCAAAGCGAAGAGACAAGCAATGTCTCAGACCAAGCCCCAATCGAAACCTGCATCGTCTAGTTCCTCTAGTGATGACGGAACCAAGGGTAAATTGGATGGTCTTCTGAAAGATGTTCGTGGTGGTAGCAGCAAGCCTGCTTCTTCTTCCAGTTCTTCTTCCAGTTCTTCTGGTGGATCCTCTGGTGGTGGTTCTTCCTCTGGTGGTGGTTCTACTGCTTCCAGTGGCACTGCAACCCGCAAGAGAGGTCTCCTGAGAAGAGTTGGTAGTGCCATCAAGTCTGGACTGAAGAAGGCAGTCGGAAAGACCGCTAGAGGCATCTCTAACGTCTCTGGTGCTGCTGCTAGCAGACTTGGTGAAGATACCGAGTTTGATATTGTTCTGGACTACCTGCTGGAGTATGATGTATGCACCTTAGATGATGCTGAGGAAGTGATGATGGAACTCACTGATGAGGAAATCACCAACATCCTTGATGAGAATCGTGCTGCTGCCCGTGCTGCTGGTGGATATAAGGATGATTCCAAGAAACAGACTGATCCTTCTAAGGATGGATTTACTGGCATCTCTGGTAGCATCAAAGAAATTATGAGACAGAACAAAGAGATCGAAGCGAAAAATAAGAAAAAGTAAAATAGAGAGAGGGCTTGACACCCTCTCTTTTTTTATGTAGAATATCTTTGCTAAGGTTCGGATAAATATTATCTGAACCTTTTTTAATACTTGGATGTGTGACTATGAAAATCCCTGGATATATCACGGCACCCCTTTTGACGGGAGCGGTATTGGGCGCCACATTGGGATTGTTTACTGTATTACCAATAGGTCCAACGGCAAAAAGTACATCGGAAGAAAATACTTCTGGCAAAAACGAAAGCCTAGAACTAAGAATCAAGGGTCTGGGACAAGGAGGAGGAGAGTTACATCTGAAAGTAACTGGAAAAAATACTACGGCAGTTGTCCAGAGCTTTCTGAGGATGTTAAACAGTATGGGAGGTTATCGTTTGACCGACAAATCCTCTCTCTCCACACAAGCGTTGGAAAATGTAATTACGAAGAGACACGACAACTCTTTCTAAATAACGTACTGACCGAGAGCTTGACAGACGGCACTCCTGCCTTCTATAATAGTAATATCTTGGGACGTTATTATCGTAAAGACTATTTTCAATATGATGAAACTACTGACAAATCTGACACTGATGTGGGGTGCTAGTGCTGCACTCGCAGCATTTGCATCGACGGTCAATAATGAAAAGACCGTGGTGCCACCTCCCCCAGTGGAGTTGCCAGTTATCCCCGTATCTTGGAAGTGTCCTAACTGTAACGACAACGAGAAGTATGTCCTTAAACAACTCCAAGAACAAACAAAAATCTCAGACCTCAATGCCATTGCAACAATCCTGGGAAATATTAAACAAGAAAGCAACTTCCATTCCAACATATGCGAGGGAGGTGCTAGAGTTCCTTATGATCGTTGCTATAGCGGTGGTTACGGACTCATTCAGTGGACCACTGAAGACCGTTATCTGGGGTTAGGAAACTTCGGTAAAAAATACGGTTGTGATCCCAGCACTCTGGAATGCCAGACTCGTTATATGATTAACGAAAATCAATTTCAAAAAGTGCTGCCAGAATTTGAAGGTCGTGGTCAAACTGTAGATCAATATATGGTTGGTGCCTATTACTGGTTGGGATGGGGTATCAAAGGTAATCGTCAATACTATGCATACGATTACACTAAGAAATTAGTTCTCAGTTGATTTCTAAATCGGGGTATTGTATAATACCCTTATGACTCAATAGCTCAGCTGGATAGAGCAACTGCCTTCTAAGCAGTCGGTCGTAGGTTCGAATCCTACTTGAGTCGTTGTCTATTATAAAGAATGAAAATTAATCTGTGGTACTGTCAAGAACTAGAACTGTGGAGGTGGACCTTGATTGATGACAGGCGACCTATTTCTAAAATGGAGTCTGGTCAGAGTGAAAAGTTAGATACGGCAATGAAAGACGTTGCTATCACCGTAGAGTATATGATTCAAGAGGGTGGAGAATTGACACCATAAGAATAATATCTTATAATAGGATGTGAGAAGTGCCACTTTAGCTCAGCTGGATAGAGCAACGGTTTTGTAAACCGTAGGTCGTCGGTTCGAGTCCGACATGTGGCTTGATTAATTTATTTGTTATGAAACTTTTTGACAATGTGTTATCTGATGAACTCCTTCAAGAGATCAGAGCAGAAATACACAAAGCAGTTCCTGAACACAAGTGGACATCAAGTTTTGCTTGGCCTCATGATTTAACATTTGGTATTGTAGGCACTTCCTTACAGTGTTTGATTGAGGATGAAGTTAAAGAAAAGATCTTAGATCAAATTCGACATCTTCTTCCAGTGTGTGAAAAATATCATATGCAATATTATCTTTGGTTACCTACCTCTGGTATCTCTGTTCATGATGATTATGGTAAAGTATTTGGAGCAACCATATATTTAAATGAACAGTGGTACTCTGATCAAGGTGGCATCTTTATCTACAAAAAGTCTGCCACAGAAAATGATCCTGAGTGGACCGCTTTATTACCAAAGCATAACACTATGATATTGAATGATATTAAGGAGCAACACATGGTCACTCCTGTTTCTGCAGATTCACCTGACGTAAGAACCACCATTCAAATATGGGGTCTCTAAATAAATCGTATGATCTTTTATCATGAACTACAAACCTTATTCTCCTGAGTGGCATAGGTATCGTTATCTTAAGGAATGTATAGATAAATATCTAGATGATGGTATTGATCCAACATTCATCATTGAAGACATCCGTGATGTACTTCACATGCGTTCAGAAGCAGCGCATGAAGAATTCACCAGGATCAACCAACTAGAGCACTATCTATCGGAAAAATAAGTATGCTATCTACTCAATACAGACTAAGACTAGAGTCCATCTGTAAGAAGATTGCAAACAAAGAGGAAGTAAATCTAGAGGACATGATTTGGGCAGAGAAACTGTCCAAGGCAAATACCACCGCTAGGGAATGGTTGCGAAAGGCAAGACGCCAAGCAGCAAACCCTGACATGCAGGAGGGTAGTATGGATGATTTTATGAATAGGATGGGACTAGGTGACCCCGACCCATCCAATCATAGAACGGGGTTTGATAGTGCTGATGATATAAAAGATTGGTTCCAAAGGGACAAACCTGATGATTGGAGACAACGTGACTGAAAAGATTACTCCTGAAACATATATCAAAATGAATGAGGAGTTTGAGAGGGAAGGAACTCCTATTAGACTTATTATTCCCACGCAAGAAGAGATTGATAATCCTACTGGTGTCAAACTTCCTACAACATTTGAACCACAACCACCAATGGATTTCAGCAATCCTTGGCCTCATGGACAATCGATTAGTTAGCATATATAATACGAGAAGAGATGATTTATCATGAAAATTTTTCTTGATACGGCAGATGTATACGCAATCAAAGATTACTTTGAGACAGGTTTGATTGATGGTGTAACCACAAACCCAACCCTTATTATGAAGAGTCACCGTGATCCAGATACGGTGTATCAGCAAATCAAAGACATCGGTGTGCTTGATATTAGTATGGAAGTCATGGGAAACATGACTGAGATGCTGGAAGAAGGTCGTCGTCTGAGTGAAAAATTTGGTGATGTTGCCACCATCAAACTGCCCATGACTAAAGCTGGTTTGCAAGTTTGCAAAGCACTCACTAAGGATGGTATCAAAACAAATGTCACGCTCATCTTCTCTGCTGCTCAGGCAGTTCTTGCTGCTAAGGCTGGTGCTACTTATGTCAGCCCGTTCGTGGGAAGACTCGATGACCAATCCATCTCAGGACTAGAGGTAGTCCGTTCTATCTCTGAACTCTATCGTATCCATGGAGTAAAGACACATGTACTTTCTGCTTCTATTCGTAGTGTTCAACGTGCTGTTCGTTCTTGGTATAATGGTGCTGACATCGTAACAATGCCACCTAAGATTTTTGAGGATATGTATAAGCATATTCTTACTGATAAGGGTTTAGATATTTTTGATAAAGATTGGGCAGAAGTTAGAAAACCCAAGTTTGATCCTAATACTATGTGGACTGGTGCTTAATAAATTATTCTACGGACCTTTCTTTGGTCAATACAGAGTTCCAAAATACAAAGAGTTAATTTCCAAACTTAATGACAGGGTAGATTCTTCTCCCAATCGTTCTGTTGGTTGGAATGACCTTTGTAGTGTAGATGTTACAATGCTTAATGACATCACATGGATCGAACCATACATCAAACCATGTTTAAAAAGATTTTCTGACGATATCGGTGTCAAAATTAATTATCAAACAGATGCTGGTGGATGGATTTCATGCTATAATAAAGGAGGTTTCCAAGAAGCGCATCAACATTACCAAGATGTTTCTGCTGTGTTCATCATGAATTCTGGAGAAAACTTCGCACAGTTTTATTTTCTAGACAGACATAGTTCTGATTATCCTGATGCTTGGAGAAGTAAAGTCTTTCCTAAACAAGAATGTGGCAGCAGCACTACTGCACAAGATTCCTATAGACCTAAACTTTCTACAGGTGATCTGATTCTGTTCCCATCACATTTATATCATGGTGTATCGGTACACAAGTCTGATATAGTGAGAAAGACTTTTGCATTCAACATGTATATTCATTCTACTGAATGATTTTTGCGGGGTTAGTTCAGCGGTAGAACGCTATCCTTCCAAGTTAGATGTCGTCGGTTCGATTCCGATACCCCGCTCTGGGGAGATTAGCTCAGCGGTAGAGCGCTTCGTTTACACCGAAGATGTCACAGGTTCGAATCCTGTATCTCCCATACTCTTAAAGAGGTTAAATGAAAAACAATGCTTATCGTAAGATGTAAAGAATGTGGAAAGGAGTTGACTTCCACTAGTAAGGTGCAGTTCTGTGGCTGTCCCAATCAGATGAACGTGGTTGATGATAAGATTGGTGCTGTTGACTTGGATAAAGTTGTGCTAGTCAAACCAGTAGATAATGTTAAATATAATGGAATACTTACGTCGGCTGATTTAGAATATCAGGAGAACCGACGCAAAAGAAAGGTTCGTAAACTTGACTTTGAGGAACGATGATCAACCTACACCAGAAGTTCAATCATTACTTAAACACTAATAGGAAAATTGATCTTTGTGATGTGAACGAACGTCTGATTAGTTATGGTTGGTTGGACGATGGTAAGAACCTCACTGGATATTATGTGTTGACCGAGAACTATGAGTTGGTCTACGATCTCAACGATAGATTCCAACATAAAGTCCCTAGAAAATCACATGCCTCAAGGAAGAATTGACACTCTAAATATTGACCATGGGGGTTGACCACGACTTCCTTTTCATAGTATAATACTAGGGTAAACCAAACACGACGATGGCACTGACTGAAAAATTCAAGAAAGATCTTAGCACTTTGCGTGCTGCTTCTAATGGAGAATTTCTTCTTGATGTAAAGAATCCGAAACTTTACAAGAAACTCTTTCGCTATTACAAAAACGAAGGAGCAGTTTTCTCTGGTGATCCTCTTGATGATTATGAAATGCTGATGGAACTTATCTATAGCGATCTTGAAACCGTTGAGGTTACACAATGAACGATCTAGATCCAAAGTCTGTCGCAACAACTAAGACTACTGTAATCCACGAGAGGTTTCCTTATCGTTATGTGCAAAAGGGTTACATTCAACTGAATGGTAAACCTGACTTCCGTTTGCAAAAAGTAAACGAGTATACTAAGAAGTATTCTGACATCTATCTGTTTGATAATGGTGAGCAGCTGCTTCTTGCTATTGAAGACTTTGACTATGCTAAGTGGTTGGATCCTGATGGAGCTCCATGCTACGTCAAAGATGTCAGCAAGAACTACTACAGTCTCGGTAAGACTTAAAACTAGCCCTGGTCGGGATACCCCCCTTACATCATGGAACCAGATCCTTACATTGAGTTTTTAGAAAACTGGATACCAGGCATTGGTGAATGCACTGAACTCCATGATGATTTGCATGTGCATTTCAATCTTGGGTTCAGTGTAAATGATGAAGCAAAGTTGCTTGGATTTCAGTTAGGACATCACCCTGCTAGCAATGTTTTCCATGTAATGATCTTTATTGTGATGAGTCTTACGATCTATCCGAAAGATTATAGGAACTCGTTCAAAGACATTAAAGATTTCTACCGTGCGTACTTACTTGGAAAAGATTTTCAGATGGTGTCCTACTGGTTCGTGCCAAGGGACATAATGGTTTCTTGTTTCCAACCAAAGAACAAGTGGCGAGCCTGCATTGACTTGGGAGGTTGACTGCAACCTCCTTTTTTTGTATAATAAAACAACCAGCAATATAAAATGAGAGCATTAATCACTGGTATCACTGGGCAAGATGGTTCTTATCTTGCAGAACTTCTTCTTGAGAAGGGATATGAAGTTCACGGTATTGTACGCCGTGCTTCATTGATTAATACCGATAGGATTGATCACATCTATGATGATCCAAATTTACATCTTCATTATGGTGATCTAACTGACTCTGCAAATATCATTGCACTTCTTAGTAAAATTAAACCCACTGAGATTTACAATCTTGGTGCTATGAGTCACGTCAAGGTATCTTTCGAGATGCCTGAGTATACTGGTGAGGTTGACGCTTTGGGTACGTTGCGTATCCTTGAGGCAGTCAGACTACTGGATCTTCCCTGTCGAGTTTATCAAGCGTCTACATCTGAACTATATGGTCTGGTCCAAGAAGTCCCTCAAAGAGAAACTACTCCTTTCTATCCACGATCTCCTTATGGAGTTGCTAAACTATACGGATATTGGATTGTCAAAAATTACAGAGAAGCATATGGATTACATGCAAGTTCTGGAATTCTATTCAATCACGAATCCCCAAGACGAGGAGAAACCTTCGTCACAAGAAAAATCACAAGGGGTTTGTCAAGAATTTCAGTTGGGGTCCAAGACGTATTATCTCTCGGCAATCTCGATGCTAGAAGGGATTGGGGACACGCAAAAGACTATGTAAAAGCAATGTGGTTGATGCTGCAGCAACCAGAACCAGACGATTATGTTATCGCCACTGGTGAAATGTATTCTGTCCGATATTTTGTCGAACTTGCTGCTGATTATTTTGGCATGAATATTGTATGGGAGGGTGAAGGTCTTGATGAAGTTGGTATCGATAAATGGAGCGGTAAACCAGTCATCAAAGTAGACCCTAAATACTTTCGACCAACTGAGGTTGAGCAACTTTGTGGTGATTCCACAAAAGCAAGAGAGATCTTAGGATGGGAACCAGAGATTGATTTTCAAGGTCTGGTTGAAGACATGGTTATTAATGGTCAATAAGAAACATGACACACCGTATTACTAAATGTCGCATCTGCGGCAATGAAAATCTTTCTGTTATCCTAGACTTAGGAGAACAAACACTGTCTGGTATTTTTCCAGACAAACCAGAACTGGAACACAAGTCACCCTTGAGATTGCTCAAGTGTGATGAGAAACATACTGATGTTGGTACTTTCTCTTGTGGACATATTCAGATGGAGTATACATTTACTCCAGAAATCATGTATGGTGAGGACTACGGGTATCGTTCTGGTCTAAACAAATCAATGGTGGCTCACCTCAAAGGTAGAGTAGATGAAATCATCAAGCGATTTGAGGATCAACCAAAGGTCAGTCTTGAAGAAGGTGATATCGTTGTTGATATCGCAGGTAATGATGGAACCACTTTAGGTTTTTATCCAAGCAATCTTCGTAGGATTAACATTGATCCTACCTCTGAGAAGTTTAAGGATTATCAACCTGAGGGTGTTGAGCATCTGGCTGCATTCTTTAGTGGTACTTCATATCAGGAAGCTGTAGGAGACCCACCAACACAAGCAAAAGTTATCACCGCATTCTCTGTCTTCTATGATGTGGAGGATCCTAGAGAGTTCTTGAGGGATGTCAAGTCAAATCTTGATCCAGAGGGACTTGTGGTATTTGAACAAAGTTACATGCCAGCGATGTTCAAGGCACTCTCTTATGATACTGTCTGTCATGAACACCTTTCATACTATGCCCTGAGACAGTTTCAATATATGTTCAAGGATGTTGGACTTAAATTTGTTGATATCTCTTTCAACAAGTGTAATGGTGGAAGTTTTGTTGTAACTGCAGCTCACGAAGAGTCTGTCTGGTGGAAAGAGGATAGTGAGAAGGTCAAAAAGATTCAAGATGAGGAATTCTTGGGTCAGTATCACACACTCCCCGTTTGGGAGAAGTGGACTGAGATGATCGAAGAGACAAGAAATAAGTTGAAGAAAAGAATTAAAGGAAAGAAAGTTGCTGCTCTTGGAGCTAGCACTAAAGGTAATGTTCTGCTACAATACTGTGGTTTAGGACCCGAAGATATTGAAGTTGTTGGTGACGTAAACCCTGACAAAAAGGGATGCTATACACCTGGAACTTGGATTCCCATCACTGATGAGGATACTGTTCTTGCTGGTGATTATGATTACTACCTTGTCCTTCCTTGGCACTTCAAAGATTTCTTTGTTAATAATGAGAAATTCAAAGGTAAAACTCTCCTATTCCCGCTTCCTAAAGTTCATGCAGTAACTGTAAAATGAAAACTGATGATGTAATCTTTGTTGCTGGTGGTCGTGGTCTTGTAGGATCTGCAATCATTCGCAGACTTGAGAAAGCAGGATATACAAACATCCTTGCTCCCACCAGCAAAGAACTTGATTTGAGAGATCAATCTGATGTTCAGTCTTACTTTGCACTGAACAAGATTGATTATGTTTTTGATGCTGCTGCTAGAGTCGGTGGCATCTATGCTAACGACACATACTCAGGTGAGTTCATCTATGAGAACTTGATGATTCAAACAAATCTGATTGATGCCGCACATAAGAATGGTGTCAAGAAGTTTCTGTTCTTGGGTAGTGTCTGCATCTATCCTAAGTTTGCTCCAGTTCCAGTCAAAGAAGAATCTCTTCTGACTGGTTTCCTCGAACCTACTAATGATGCTTACGCTGTAGCAAAGATTTCTGGTATCAAGATGCTTCAGGCATATCATAAGCAATATGGTTTTGAGTCTGTCTCTCTGATGCCATCTAATCTTTATGGTCCTGGAGATAACTTCCATCCTGACAATGGTCATGTCATCCCTGCGATGATGACCAAGTTTGCCAGAGGTGATGATACAGTCACTCTGTGGGGTGATGGCACCCCTACTCGTGAGTTTCTCTATGTTGATGATCTAGCAGACGCATGTTTCTTTGCCATGATTACCTGTGGTGGAGCAGAGATTTATAATATTGGATCTGGTATTGATGTTTCAATCGCAGATCTTTCCGTTGAGGTTGCTGAGGTTACTAATTACACTGGTAAAATTGTTTGGGATACTGACCGTCCTAACGGTACACCAAAGAGACCTCTTGACTGCTCCAAGTTCTATCATCTTGGATGGAAACCAAAGACATCGCTTAAAGATGGTTTGAAAAAAACATATGATTGGTATAAGTTTCGTAAGTCATTACAACAAGATATCGTAATTACTGAAACAGGTGAGGCATTACAAACAAAATGATTGGTATTAATTTACTTGGCAAGATGAAAGAACGTCTTGCCAACCAGATGTTTCAATATGCTGCCGTAAAAGGTATTGCAAAGAATAGAGGATTTCAATACTGTGTTCCTCCATCAAACTATCATGGTGTCGAGGATCAATGGGATGAACATCAGCTCTTCAATACCTTTGAGTTGAAGAATTTGAATCCTCTTCAGATTCAATACCTTGATGACAATCGTTGTCGTTATATCCGTCCAGAATATTTTCACTTTGATTCTGATTTATTCAATGGATGTCCTGATAACGTATCTCTTCTTGGATATTTTCAAAGCGAAAAGTATTTTCTCAATGTGAGAGAGGAACTTTTGGAAGACTTTACTTTTAAAGGTGGACTGCAGGAGGATTGTAAAAAATTCATTGAGGATTATGATGAGCCGATTGCTTTGCACATTCGTAGGACTGACTACTCTAAGTATAGTCATCACCCTATGCTATCTCTTACATACTATGCTGAAGCATTAGAACACTTTGATAGCGATAGAACTGTGTTTATTTTCTCTGATGATCCAGAGTGGTGTGTAGATCAGAAGTTGTTTGAAGATGATAGATTTATGATCTCTGGAAACGATCATCTTACTGATATGTGTATGATGACATTGTGTTCTGATTTTATTATTGCAAACTCTTCGTTCTCATGGTGGGGTGCTTGGTTGTCTACTAACGAAAACAAGAAAGTTATTGCACCTAAGAAGTGGTTTGGTCCACCACTGTCAGAAGAACATGATACAAAGGACCTATACTGTGAAGGATGGACTGTAATCTAATGTCAGTTGCTATTATTTTTATTGGTACAGACAAGTACCTCAACTTTTTGCCATCTTACTATGAGAGGGTAACCGAGAATCTTTTTCCTGGTGTAGAGAAAACCATCTTTGCTTTCACTGATGGTGATCTAGAGGGTGAAGTTCCAGAAGACATCATTCCTATCCAGATCGAACATAAGGATTGGCCAAGGATTACTCTTGAGAGATTCCACACTATTCTTGGTGCTAAAGAACAACTGGAAAAGTTTGAACACATTCTCTTCCTTGATGCAGACATGTATGTCAATGAGGAGATCGCTTTCGATGAAATCTTTGATGATAAAGATTTTGTTGGTGTTCATCACCCATGCCATTGTTTGAAGGCACCTCCACATAATGAACCACCTGGTTCATTTGAGACAAATAGAAAGTCAACAGCGTACCTTGAGAATGCTTATGACTTTGGAGTCTATTGGCAAGGATGTCTCTGGGGAGGCAAGACTCAACCAGTTATTGAGATGATGCAGACAATCTGTGCTAGAATAGACGAAGACGATGAGAATGGTATCGTTGCAGTATGGCATGACGAAACTCATCTGAATAAGTTTTTATGTGAAAACTTTGACCGAGTGCATACACTTGATCCAAGTTATGCATATCCAGAATGCTATCCAAACTATCCTTACAACCGCAAAATTATTCACTTAGCCAAAGATAACTCCAAATATCATGTCTGATCCTAATGCCTGGCAAATGCCAACATATTACTCTCGTAATATGCACTTTCGACTTGCCGAACCTTTTCCTGATTCATTGAATATCACACACAATTATTCTCAATGTTATCAAGATCTCTTTGTTCTTTCTATCCTCAAAGGAAAACGTAAAGGAACCTATGTAGAGATTGGTTCTGGTGATCCGTACGTCTCTAATAACACTGCTTTACTTGAGCAGTTTGATTGGACTGGTATTTCTCTTGAGATTCAAGAGAGTCTTGTTGATAAGTTCAATGCTGGTCGTAAGAATCTGGTGGCATGTGGTGATGCTACTGAGGTTGATTATGATGATCTGTTCACCGAAGTTGGATTTACTAATACTGACTTCGATTACCTTCAGGTAGATTGTGAACCATCTGAGGTAACCTTTGCCGCTCTGAAAAAGATTCCTCATGACAAATATCGGTTTGCTGTTATCACCTTTGAGCACGATAGCTATAATGATGGTCCTGCTGTCCGTGATGAGTCTAGAGAGTTTTTGAGTGGTCTTGGATACAAACTTGTAGGATCTAATATCTCTGTTGATACTGGTCATCCATACGAGGATTGGTGGGTGCATCCAGAACTGGTTGATATGGAGGTGGTTAATAAGTTTATTAACGATGATGAGACAACCAAAATGGGTGAAAAGTTTGTGTTTGGTGATTATCGATGAAGTTTGTTCTCTGGGGTTATCCTCTTCACTCAGACACATATTCTTATGTGCATGAAGGGTTTAAGAAAACTCTTGAGTTAGATGGTCATGAAGTCTTCTGGTTCCACGATGGTGATTATCCAGAGGACTTTGACTATGACAACTGTGTTTTCTTTACTGAGGGATACGCTGATAAAAATATTCCTCTGAGAAAAACCAGCACTTACTATGTGCATGTCTGCGTAAATCCAGATAAGTATCTTGGTAATGTCAAGAAGTTAATTGATATGCGTTATCATCAAGACAAGATGGATAATGATAACTATGAGTTTGATCATGACATCAATGATTTTGAAGTGCTAGATACTGGTGTATGCATTGATAGAGATGAATCTAAAGAAAGGGGATATGATATCTCTTATGTTGCGTGGGCAACTGACTTGCTCCCCCATGAGTTTAATGAAGACTGGGTGAATATTGAGCGGGAAAATGTCTATTATTTCATTGGTAGTATCTCACCCACGGGAAGATTTGCTAATAAGCATCTTATTGATAGATTTGCAGAACTCTGTTCAACCAGAGGGGTCAAAACAGCTTGGTCTAACCCGTGGACCAATCCTCTGGATGGGGATGTTATGAGGCAACTGATGCAGAAGTCTTTTCTGTCACCAGATCTTCGTAATGCAACGCACGCTGCTTGGGGAACAAAGACCTGTCGCATCTTCAAGAGCATCAGTTATGGTCAGTTGGGTCTAACTAACTCACCTAAACTGGCAGAGTTTGCTGGTCCTCTGGTCATCTTCCGAGAGAACATTGATGAGTTGTTTGAAGAAGGGTTGCGTCTGCGAGAAGATAAAGATAGAATTATTCAGCAGATGAGATATGTGAAAGAACATCATACATATGCTAATAGGATCAATGGTCTTTTGAAATTACTATGAGTAAGGTCACATTTGGATACATTGTTGGTGGTGATGATAAGCATTACATCAACCTCATGAGGTCGTTGAAGGCTCTAGAAGAGAGAGTCAAGCAACCTTATGAGGTTGTTATCATTGACAATGATGATAGGTTCTATAGTGATGAATCAAATATCAAGATTGTAAAGGAGGATGCCAAACATCTTTCTGGTGGTGGTAGGAACTGGTTGCAACCACACATCTGGGCAAAGCGATATGAATTGTACAAGTATGTAGAGACAGACTATTGTTTCTATATGGATGTTGATACTGTTCTTATCAATGATAGAGTAGATGAACTGATTGAAGAATCAGAAGATAACTTTATGCTGACTCAACACTGGTGGGTTCCTACCCTGGATGAGTACATGAAGAATGTAAACGCTGATTTGCGTAAAGTTTCCAAGTATCTTCCACCAGCTGGAGTAGACTACTTCTATGGTGCATCGGGGTGCTTCCTCTTCAAGAAGGATACTCACGATCACTTCTTTGAAAAGTTTCATGAAATCTATACAGATGTTCATGGTGATGGATCCACACCGTTAAATGTGACAGATGAACTACTCCTTTGTTTATCTCTTAATAGTTTTGATGATTGGAAGTTCACTAATGGCGCTTTCAATCATACTGCTGCTCACACCCTGATGCCTCTCAAGAAAGAGAATGGTATCTGGATGGGTAAGAATCCATATGAAAAGGAATTCAAACCTGTGTTTGTCTTTCACAGTTCGTATGAGAATGTTCATACGCTTGTTCAATACAGTCCCAAATATATTGATGGAATTAAAGATGTGATGTATTGGGAGGAGTATCATCCATGAGAATTGCACAGGTTGGTCCTGGTATCATGCCCATCCCACCAAATGGATGGGGTGCAGTAGAGATGTTGATCTGGGATTACTATCAGATTCTCACACAGCAAGGTCATGATGTAGAGATTATTAATACCCCACACAGAACAGAACTCCTAGATGAAATCTGGGCTGGTGATTTTGATGCTGTTCATATTCACTACGATGTGTTTCATGACATCTTCCATCAAATTGATCACCCATGCCTGATTGTTTCTAGCCACTATCCGTTCATCAATACACCACCAATGTGGAGTAGGGATAATTATCATCCAGTGATGAGAACTTTCTGCGAGAATGAAAAATTTAATATCTTTGCTTCGTCGAGGAAAGATATTAAGACCTTTACAACATGTGGTGCCGACCCCAGTCGTGTATTCATGAGTCGTCTAGGTGTAAGACCAGAACCTTATGCTTTCCATCATGAACCACGATACGATAAGACTCTTTGCTTCTCTCAGATTACTGATAGGAAGCGACAGTATCTTATCCAAGACTATGAAGACGTGGACTTCATGGGTCGTCTTGAACTAGGTCAGTTTAGAAATCAACAGAATTATTTTGGAGAGGTTCCTCGTGAGTTCTTGAACCATGAGATTACCAAGTATTCCAACTTTACTCTTCTTAGTTCCGTTGAAAACACTACACCTTTGGTTGTAAAAGAGGCACTGATTTGTGGACTGGGTGTAGTTGTATCAGAATCTGTTGCTGTTGATCTTGATGATAAACCATTCATCAAAGTCATTCCAGAGAGACTGATAAATAACGACAAGTACATTAGGAATGCTCTCAAAGATAATCGAGAGGTATCTAGAAAGTACAGAAAACAAATTCGCATGTACGGAATTCAGAAATTTGGTCTAGAAAATATTCTTGCGAATGAATATATCCCATTAATTGAAAAACTTTTAGAATGAAGATTGCAATCATTGGACCAAACACACCCATCCCACCAAAGGGATGGGGTGCTGTAGAGACTCTTATCTGGGACATGAAGATGTCCCTGGAGGAGTTGGGACATGATGTTCTCATTGTCAACATTGGTGACCCCCAGGAGATCATCAGACGTGTGAATGAATACAGTCCCGATTTCGTTCACATCAACTATGATGATTGGGTCTTCTTGTATCCATACATTCAATATCCATGCGCTGTCACAACGCACTTTGCTTATATTGAAAGACCCGATATGATGAATGGGTATAGTCAGATCTTTAATGCCTTTGGAACTATCAAACCAAATGTGTTTGGATTGTCTGACAGCATCAACAAAGTGTACAATATTATGTCTGGGATTCCCAAGGATAAATTGTACTTGAATAGGAATGGTGTAAATACAAACCTGTTTGCATTCAAAGAAGAACCTAAGTATGCTGACCGTAGCATCTATCTTGCGAAGGTGGATTATAGAAAGAGACAACATCTTTTCCAAAGCATCAGGTCACTTTACTTTGCAGGTAACATCGCTGATAGTAGATTCAATCAGAATTATAATTACCTTGGTGAGTGGACAAAGGACTTCTTGTATGCTAACCTTACCGAGTATGGGAACCTAGTTCTCTTATCTGATGGTGAGGCACATAGTCTTGTCATCATGGAAGCTCTTGCTGCTGGTTTGGGTGTAGTGGTCAGTGAATTTGCTACTGCTAACCTAGATTTGTCCAAGGAGTTTATTACTGTTATTCCAGAGAAGAAGATCTCTGATATTGCTTTTGTGGAAGAACAGATTATTAAGAACAGAGAGTATTCTGTACAGCATCGAGAAGAGATTCGAGAGTATGCTAAACAATTTGACTGGACAGAAACAGTCAAGAATGTCTTTATCCCTAACGTTGAAGAAGTGATTGCAAATGGACAAAAATAAAGCAGCGTATAAACTCCAGAATCTTCCACCACTTTATTACATTAACTTAGACGGTAAACCAGATCGTCGTAAGTTTATGGAGGATCAATTCTCTTATTGGGAGATTGATAACTATGAACGTATCTCTGCCTATGATGGTAGGGATGATGATCTTAGTGACATTCTCAAGGGTAGATACCCAGACAATATGATGTCTGGTGAAGTGGGTTGTGTTACCTCTCACCTTAAGGCAATCAAGCATTGGTATGAAACCAGTGACAGTCCCTATGCTATGATCATGGAGGATGATTGTGTCCTTGATACTGTGAGGTATTGGGGATTCACCTGGGGTGAGTTCATGGCACATCTCCCATATGATTGGGATATGATTCAACTCGCTATCATCAATCCTGGTGCTGTGCATATCCAACTGCACCAAAGATTCTGTAATGACTTCTCTACTGCCTGCTACATCATCACCAGGCACCATGCAGAGAGGTTGTTTAGATACCATATCCGTGGGGACAAATACAAATTGGATAATGGTGTCAAACCACGAGCAGTCGCTGATGACCTGCTCTACAATTCTGGAGTGACTTACTCCATTCCATTGTTCTTGTATCAAATTGATCTTGGGTCGGATATCCACACAGATCATGTTGACGTATTTCACAAATCAAGTTATAATGGTATTCAGCAATTCTGGCAGAACGTGCCAGACGAAATTGCTGACAACTGGGACAGAATGTTCCAGTACAATCCCTTTTTACGGTTACCCCCCGAAGTGGCGGGTAAATAAAGTATAAATACTTAACCTTTTGTTTATTTTGTAACAAAAGGATACAAACGGACTCATGTCGAGAGTCTTTTCATCCGTGGGTAAAAACTCCACGAGACAAAATAGAGGTAAACTAATGACCAAATCTGTATTCGCTGCAGCAGCTGCTGCTATTGCTTTTGCTCCTGCTGCTGCCCTTGCAGGTCCCTACGTTAACGTAGAATCCAATGCTTCCTGG